CGCCGCCGCGCCGCAAATAGATCACGTCAATCTTGCGCTGCGAGAACTCGTACAACGCCGCCGTCGTTACACCCACGCCGCGCCCCATCAAGATCACCCGCTCCAACTTAATCAACGGAATCTCTTCAAGGACTTCCTTGCCCTTGCGGATCACGATCCGCTCGTCCACCTTATGCACCTGCGATCCAACTTCCGTTACATAGAGAGTTGCCATAGCATCACCTCATTCAAAATATCGTCTCGTCCACGAAGTACACCCAGTCGCTCGCAACAACCATCTGCAAGCGTATTGCTGAAGGAGAAAGCCTCCGCGCTATCTGCCGTGAAAGCGACATGCCTGTTCTCAGCACGGTGCTCCTATGGGCTGTTGACGGTAATCACAAAGAATTTTCGGAGCAATACAAGCAGGCCTGCGACGCTCGCGCAGAGATCATGTTTGAGGAGTTGCTTGAGATTGCCGATGACGGTAGCAACGACTTTCAGAATGTCGTGCGGTCGCGCTCCAGTTCAATTGATGACGACGAAACCGACAAGACATTCGATACCAAGCTCAACCCAGAGAACATCCAGCGCTCCCGTCTCCGTGTCGATACCCGCAAATGGTATCTCTCGAAGGTCTTGCCTAAGAAGTTCGGGGACAAGATCGCCCACGTCGGTCCTGATGACGGCCCCATTCAAGTCACTGGCGTAAAGATCGCGATTCGCAGAAACAAAAAGTAGTATGAGCGGCGTGGACGTTGAGTTTGAGGTTCACGAGTCGCATCTACCGCTCTGGGAGCGTGACGACTGGCGTTACGGCTTCCTCATGGGTGGCCGTGGTAACGGTCGCTCTGGCACGGCGTCTCGGTACCTCAGCTCCCGCCTTTTCGGTGAGGAGTACACCCGAGCCGCTATCATGCGCGCCGTCCATGCTGACATCCGCACGTCTTCTTGGGCCGAGCTACAGGACCGCCTGACCGAGCAGAACATCGAAACGGCGCAGGGCCTGCGTGTCGCAGATGGCGACATGTTCATGGAGTACGGGGCGAACAGTCTGCGTGCTCACGGCTTCAAGGCCTCAAGCGGCTCGCTTACCGCGCGTCTCAAATCGCTCGCGAACTACAATCTTGTATGGATTGAGGAAGCAGAGGAGATCGGCGAGGACGAGTTTATGAAGCTAGACGACTCGCTCCGTACCACCAAGGGCTCCATTAAGATCCTCTTCACGCTCAACACGCCGCCGAAGAACCACTGGATCATCAAACGCTTCTTCGACCTCGTACCAAGCGGCGTTTCAGGCTTTTACCTTCCCAAGCTGAAAGCAGAGGCTAAAGACGCGCTCTACATCCCAGGTACGTACCGAGACAACCTCGTGAATATCGATCCCGCCACCGCACAGCGCTACGAGAACTATCGCGAGACCAAGCCAGCGTACTTCCACCAGATGATCGAAGGGCTCTCGCCTGAGACGGTGATGGGCAAGATCTATTCAGGCTGGCAGGAGGTTGAGACCATCCCGCACGAGGCACGTCTCATTGGGCGCGGGCTCGACTTCGGGTTTGACCCAGACCCCGCGGCCGTCGTGGCTGCCTACTGGTACAACGGCGGCATCATCCTTGATGAAGAGCTGTACCAGACCCAACTCATCAACGAGCACCTAGCCACTTCCCTCAAAGCCAGGCCAACGCCAGGCGCACCCATCGTCGCTGACAGCGCCGAACCCAAGAGCATCGCCGAGCTACAGGGCTACGGCCTCAACGTCATTCCCTGCGAGAAAGGAACGGACAGCGTCGATTTCGGCATCAAGCATGTCCAAGGCTTCAAGGTCAGCTACACGAGGCGCTCAAAGAGCCTCAAAACGGATTACGAGAACTACGCATGGCTCATCGACAAGAAGACAGGGGAGAGCAGGGGCATTGAAGACCCAAAGTGCGCTAATCACCTTATGTCGGCCGCACGCTACCTTCTGACTACCCTTGCGAAGGCGGGTGCAATCTATGACCCGCACCGGAAGGACAACGAGCGCGTGCGCGTATCAGTGACGCGGCAGAAGTTGACGAAGAATCAGGCGCGGTAACTTCTCAAATAAATAGTCGGATGATAGCCAGCATGTTTTCCAAAAGCCTCTTTGTCATTGAGATTGTTTCTTCCGCCTGGTTGGCCTTCTCAAGGATCTGCTTGGTTGACAGAGCAGTATTGCGGTTAATCTTTTCTGGCGGGGCGTCTCCGTCGCCAAGAAATGCGAGAATTTGCTTCAGTCCTGCGATCACCATTTCCCGTTGTACGCGTACCGTGTGGTCTTTTGAAATAAAGTCATTGTTCAATGTCCTAAACTCAGCGATGGCGTCGTTTAGCTGAAAGACTAAGTCCACAACTTTAGCACCGGACATGGACCTCGCGGGATTTTCTACATTGCCTAAAGAGGCAAATATTTCGTCATCAATGTAAGCCAATCTTTGTCGCACAGTACTAAGACGCATTGCTAGAATGTCTCTCTTCCCGTCCGTCATTGGCGGATGCTTTTTCAGTTCTTCGACGCAGTAGTCAACCAATCTACGAAGCAAATGCACCGTCATCGGCGTAAGCGGCCGGACGTTTTCTTCTCGCATTCTTTGCGACATAGTTACGCTCTTCCAGAACTCCGCGACCTGCCTTTCGGGGAGTTCCGGCACGAACCCACGAGCGAACTGCTGATGGCTGAGCCATGACAAACCAAGATCGTCAGTCAGTAGTAAGTACGGCGAGTATGGGACCGAGTCGTCCGTGAGGCTAAACAACTTTGTCAGGTCAACCCTCGCTTCAACGACTTGGGAGCGTGAAAAATAGTCTGGGCTGACTTTCCCCTCTGTGCTCATGTTCTTCGCGTCCTCTTCGCTGGCATGGTACACTTCGTAGACTACAACCGTCGATATGTCTTCTATCTACGAGTTCGTGAAGCAACAGCGGGACAGCTACCGCTCCGACACCATTCAAATCACCGAAGGGTACGAGTTCTCTCAGTACGAGACGCTCCGCACCATCGAGCTGTACCACAACAGCCGCTTCCTCTCAGGCAACAAGGACAGCGTTGGCCGTGAGAAGCCGTTCTACAACATCTGCAAGTTCCGAGTGAACGTGGCGACCCGAGCAACGGATCTCGACACGAAGGATGTGCAGATCCAAAGCGACCGCGTCACGAAGACAAGCTACGCCGAGAGCTTCCTTCTTAATCTGAAAAACCGCAACTGGATGAAGCAGTCAAACTTCGGTCCATTTCTCAACAAGTTCGGCCACACCCGTGCAAAGTGCGGCGGCGTGATGGTCAAGAAGACAGAGCGAGACGGAGAGCTTGGCATCCACGTTGTGCCGTGGCTGGACCTTGTCACGGACCAAGTAGACATCAGAAACGGCGTCAAGATTGAGCGCCACTACTACACCCCCGCCGAACTCAAGACCAACACGCCAAAAAGTTGGGGCAACATCGACGACGCCATAGAGACGGCCAAGAAGTCTCGCGATGCACAGGCGGCGAACTCCACATCAGAGAAGAACAAGACACCAGGACGCTATGTCGAAGTGTGGGAAGTGAACGGTGTATTGCCGACGTGTTATCTCGCCGGCACCAGCGACAAGTACGATGACAAATACGGCAGCGAGACTGAATACGAGCGCCAGATGCACGTCATTGTGCTCGACGAGAGCGATAAGAGCGGCAAGACGGGCGTCACACTCTATGGCGGCGTCTCAGACGAAGACCCCTACAAATACCTGTCATACGAGGAGGTAGATGGCCGAGGGCTTGGCGTGGGCGTCGTTGAGGACCTGTTCGAAGCGCAGGTGTGGACGAACTACACCGAGCAGCAGAAGAAGGACATGCTCGACCTTGCGGGCAAGATCATCTTCCAGACGACCGACCAGAACATTGAAGCGAAGAATGTCCTGACGGACTTGGAGAATGGTCAAATCATTACCACTTCGCCGAGCACCACCCTTTCGAGGGTAGATAATTCCGCATTCTCATTTGCCGCATTCGAGAAGCTGCTTGCCGACTGGGACACGCAGGCCGAGCGCGTCTCATCCACGCCCCCTGCGATAACCGGAGAAACCATGCCGGCGGGACAGCCGTTCCGCCTTGGGGCAATGCTCAACAACGAGGCTGGCTCGCTATTCGAATACCGCCGCGAGGAGGCAGGTCTTTTCCTGCAAGAGATATATCTCGACTGGGTGCTCCCGTTCCTCGTCAGGCAGATCAAAGCGGACAAAGAACTCACAGCCACCCTTGAACCCGAAGAGCTTGAGATGGTTTCCGAGGCAATCGCTCAGCATGAAGCGAACGGCTTCGCCAAGCAGCAAATCCTCTCGGGCAATGCGATTACGCCGGCAGAGGTGGATGCGGTCAAGAGCGCCGTCCGCGACACCAGCATGAAGCACCGCCGCCGCTCGTTCACGGGCTTCGACAAGCTCTTTGCGAACTGGGAAGGCAATGTGGATGTCATCACTACAGGTGAGCAGAAGAACAAGACCGCCATGCTCGAAACGCTGTTCAGCATCTTCAAGACCGTGGCGCAGGCACCACAGCTTCTCCAGGACCCAGTGCTCGGTCGTCTCTTCAATCAGCTAGTGGAGATAGCAGGCGTTTCGCCACTCCTCCTGAAGTCGAGCACCGCCCAGCAAACCCAGGCGCCGGTCGCTCAACCACAGCAGCAAACGCCCCTACCGGATAAGGTCACTGCTACCGTATGACCCCAACTCAACGCGCGCTCATCAAGCAATTCATAGAGCACCAGGAGATGGCCGAGGCTGTCCGCTTTGTCCTTATGGAGCGAGTGGCTGGCACCAGTCTTCAGAAGGAAGTGCTCGACGGCGCAGAACTCATGCTCGATGACCAGGTCTACGGTCAAATCATCCGTGCGCGCGCGAATGGCGTGCGCATGCTGCTCGACGGTTTTGCACAGCTCAAGCTCATTGCTAACGGCAAGGAGGGTGTACAATCACCACAGAACCAAGCTCGTTGATCCGTGCGTGCGCCTCTCGCCTATACACAACCATGGGCTACTGGTCGAGGGAGGCACACACACGGGTTCGCTAGAGCCCGTTTTAATAAATGGCGGTCATTGAGCCCGCCGTAACAACCTCTCTTATGCCAGCAGAAGATATCGAAAAGGAGTTACCCGCCGAAGAGGTAGAGGAGCCGGAAAAGCCCGAGGCCGAAGAGCCCGAAGAACCGGAAGCGCTAGCCGAAGGTGAAGAAGACCTAGATCAGCTCCGCAAGGATGCTAAGGCATTCAAGGATCAGAAGGCTCGCGCTGAGAAGGCCGAGAAGGAGCTCAAAAGGCTCAAGACCGGCGGAAAGGACCGCGTTCCGAACAAAGACGGTCAAGCTCTTTCAGACGACGACCGTGCAGCTCTCACCCGTTCCGAGGAACGATCCGAGCGTGCGGCACTGAGGTCTATGGGCATCACGAACGCCGATGACATTCAGTACGTGCGCGACGCAGCAAAGCGCCTTGGCATTGATGTCGAGGAGGCGGCTGAGGATGAATTCATCAAGAACAAACTCGAGCGGATGCAGGCAACACGCAAGACCAAGGAGGCGACTCCCGGTCCAACCAGACGCGGTGGCTCAGCCCGCAACACCAAGCTCCCCGACTTCTCAAAGATGAGTAACGCGGAGTTCGACAAGTGGGAGCGAGAGAACCGCGCATAATTACCCATTAGCTCTTAAACCCTATGCCAACAGGCACAACCACCATCGATCCAGGCGTGGCAAACTTCTTTGACCGCCGCCTGCTTCGTAAGGCATTCCCCCGTCTCATTCACTCGTTGTACGCGCAGACGCGCGACCTTCCGGCGAATGGTTCGGATGTTATCAAGTTCCGTCGCTACAGCTTGCTCACGGCTGCAACCACGCCTCTTACAGAGGGCGTGACGCCATCCGGCAGTCAGCTCTCGAAGACGGACATTTCGACGACCGTGAAGCAGTACGGTGACTATGTCACCCTCACGGACAAGCTTCTCTTCACGACTACCGACCCGGTGCTCGCGGAGGCCAACAGTGTTCTTGCTCAACAGGCAGGCAACACGTTCGACCAGCTTATCCGCGACATCATCATTGCCGGTACGACCATTCAGTACGCGTCAACCGCGGCTGCTCGTACCGACGTCACCGCAGCAATGAAGATGACTCTCGCTGAAGTGCAGGAGGCGGTGCGCACACTTAAGAACAACAATGCGGAGAAGATCACTGAGATGATCGACCCGTCCGACGGTGTAGGCACTATGCCTATTAACGCCTGCTACATTGGCTTCGTTCACCCGAACGCCAGTTACGACCTTAAGAACGCCACGGGCTTCATCAAGGTGGAGCAGTACGGACAGCAAAAGGCGCTTCCAGGCGAAATCGGTTCGCTCGACGAAGTTCGCTTCATCGAGAGCACCAACGCCAAGGTCTTCACGGCAGGTGGTTCAGGCGGTGCGGACGTGTACGGCACGCTCATCATGGGTGCTGATTACTACGCCCAGAGCCGCATTTCAGGCGAGGCGCTCAAGAACATCATCAAGCCACTTGGCTCCGGTGGTTCTAGCGACCCGCTCGACCAGCGCCAGACTTCCGGCTGGAAGGGCACGCTTGCGGCAACGCGCCTCAACGAGGCGTTCGCTGTCCGCATCGAGCACGGCGTAACCGCTTAATCGCTAATCGACTAATTTATGGCAAAGAAAGCAGCATCAGGAGCGCCTAAGCGCGTCAGAAAGCCCGCAGTGAGGGTAACGGAGAACAGTGTTCAGGCACACCTCGGCAAGGCAGAGCGGATGCGCTTGCATCTCGAAGCTCAGCCGAAGGTTCCCATCATGATTCCGCTCACCCCAGGTGAAGTCACAGGCTCGACCGAGTCGGTCATCCTCAACGGCTACCGCTTGAACATCCGCAAGGGCGAATACGTCCATGTGCCGGAGCAGGTGGCTCGCGTCATCATGGAAAGCCAGCAGCAGACTGCGCAGGCTATCGAGAACTATTTCCTTATGAACTCGGAAGGCAAATCCAAGGCCATGAGACAGAAGGAAACTACCAACTAACTAAATCGCTATGGCAATTACTACAACCCAGAGCGCCCATCATGTCCAAAATACGGCCATCGGCCGATACAAGGACACCGGCACCGCCGCTGCCTTCACGATCACGACCGGCTTCAAGCCTCGCTACGTGAAGATCATGAACGTGGACGGCCTCTGTATGGAGGAATGGTATGAGGGCATGGCCGATGCCAGCGCCGTCAAAACCGTTGATTCCGGTGCAGGCACGACCGACGTCGTCAAGATCACGTCAAACGGCATCACGGTCAGTGCCAACGGCTTCACTGTCGGCCTCGACACGGACATCAACGTGTCGAGCGAACAGTTGAGTTGGATTGCGATGGGCTAAACCCGTCGCTGGTTCGCAGGGGGCCGCCTAGGTGCGGCCTCCCAACGAGCCAACGCTCGAAGATATGCCATTCAGTAACACGACAACGAAAGGAGGATTGATCCAGCGCTGTGAGGATTGGACCAACATGGGCGATGGTGTCATCTCAGGCGATACGACTCTTCTCAAGAAGTTCACCGTCGCCATCAACGTTGGCTTCGACGAGGTCATGCCGCTCATCTACGCTGCCGATGCGAAATGGCAGTACGATGACGCTAACCATTCGGTAGACCCAGTCGCCACTACCGATCTCGTGAGCGGTCAGCAGGCCTATGGCTTTGTCACGGACGAGCAGGGCAACTCAATCCTTGAGATACGGAAGGTGTACGTGAAGGACCAGAACGGCGTCTACGTGCCGCTCAAAGCGGTCGATGAGACAGACCAGGACACCGATGAGATCCACGCCCTCAACGCCGCCAACGTTGGGATGCCTAGCAGGTACGACAAGCTAGGTACGTCCATCTACCTTGACCCTGTACCGGATTACTCCACGACCGCTGGCGTTAAGGTCATCTTTTCGCGCTCGCAATCGTACTTCGCATCAACCGACACGACCAAGACACCAGGCATCCCGCGCCCGTTTCACGAGCTATTGGCGCTCTACGCTTCCCGCAACTGGGTCGCGGTCAACAAGTCGGAGAACACCGTGCTGCTTGGCGAGATTAAGGACCAGATTGCCAAGAAGGAAGGCCAGCTCACCCAACACCTGTCCCGTCGCTCGAAAGACGAGAAGCCGGTCATGCGAGCGAGGCTGCAAACCGCACGGTGATTATCAATTTATCAAGTAGCAAACACACGTATGGCAAAGAAGGCAACGAAGAAGGAGGGCGAAGAGAGACGGGCGCACTTGGAGGCGAAGAAGGCGGACCTCCAGCACCGCGTCAAGAGCATCGACGCGGAGCTTAAGAGCTTAGTCAAGTAACCTATGGCAGACGTAATTTACAACAGTTTCAAGAAGAAGATCATGGACGGTTCGATTGACCTCGACACCGACACCATCAAGGTCGCGCTCGTCACCAGTACGTACACGCCCGACCAGGACGTGCACGACTTCTTTGACGACATTACTAACGAAGTGTCCGGCACCGGCTACACCGCAGGCGGTGCAACGCTCGCGAATAAGGCCGCCACTGCGGACAATACCGACAATGAGGGCGTGTTTGATGCCGACGACGTGACGTGGAGCACTTCGACCATCACGGCCCGAGGAGCGGTCATCTACAAGAGCACAGGTACGGCGAGCACATCGCCGATCATCGCCTATATCGACTTCGGTTCGGATAAGACCTCATCAGGTGGCAACTTCACCATCGCGTGGAACGCCGAGGGAATTCTGAACCTGAACTAACCAGCGGCGCTGGACGACATCACCTAACGTATGGCTACCTTCAGCGGCGTAGAAGATTTCGACAGCTACTCGAATGGCGATGATGTCAACGGGAAGAGTGGCGGAAGCGGATGGAGCGGTAACTGGTCGGCCACGGCGGCTAAGTGGTCAGTTTCAAACGCACAATCCGTAAATTCGCCTAATTCTGCTTTGCTCGACGGCACCAATAGCGATGTGCTCCAGCGCCAATTTTCCACCATCAGTAGCGGCTCATTCATCGTCCATGCAGCCGTGCGAACTTCTTCCGTCTCCGGTGCTCCAGGCAACGATAATGCAATCACGATCTATATTCTGAATTCAGCTCAATCGGCATACTGCAATATGTATATCGATGCCCAAAACAATGTCGTCAAATGTTTCGCAAGCGGCGGTTCTCCGGTAACTGTCTCCGGTGACGGGTCGCTCGCGGCAAATACGTGGTTACACTTTTGGCTCGAAGTCGATATCGACAACCATAGGTGTCGTGGATATTACTCATCGACCATTCCCCATTCGGCGCAGACATTCTCGAGTTATAGTACGGGATCGATCGCCAATGCTGCGTATTTTGTCGCTGACGCCAACAAAAATGGCCGAACGTACACATCGTACCTAGATGACATTCGCGATGCTGGTAGCGACTTTACTTCAGTCACGAACATAACGGTGAATGCCACCGTTCTCGCGGGCACGTTCTCGCTTCCGGCTTCCACTGTTACCGCTGTTGAAAACGTCTCCGCTACATCTTCCGTCTTGTCCGCGACCTTCTCGCTCCCATCTGCGGTGGCTACCGGCGGAGCAACGGTCTCACCATCGGTGCTCTCTGCAACATTCTCGCTTCCGGCGCCCGACATCCAAATACCGAACGTCACGATTTCTCCCTCGGTCTTGAGTTTGACTGTATCGCTCCCCACGCCAGGCGTTGTGACCGACTGGGTTCAGGCTGTGAACACTCTCCTGGCCACGTTCTCGCTCCCGACGCCGACTGTAAGCACTGTTCAGAATCAGACGATCTCCCCACAGCCACTTTCCCTGATCTTCTCTTTGCCCGTGCCCACGCGCATCGGTGGCCTTTGGACGAATCAAAGCCGCGCTAGCGCAGCTACGGTCGCCAATCAGACCCGAGTCACCTCTTCATGGGATAATCAGGACCGTTCCCTCTCATAGGTATGAAAGAAATCCTTCACCTAACGAACAAAGCACTCCTCACCGGACGTTCACGCGGCAAATGGGCAAACGGCGGCATTTGGGACGCCGCGCAGGGCCTCAACCCCTTCCTTGAGAACGACGCCTATCGCGGCATCGTGGCACTAGGAAGCACCCCGACTGATAAAACCGGCTCTGTCGTCGTGGACATTCCCGTCGCATACACGAAGAACGAGCAAGGCTCGACCTACAATCTCTACATTCTCGGACTATCGGGGCACTTCTACAGCGTGAATGTGGCGGAGACAGTGACCGACCTCCGCTCGGGCACACCGATAAACGCGCCGGCGAACGGTATGGCCATCTTCAAGCCACGCGCGGCTTCGGATTCCACGCTTCTGTATGCTCGCGAGAGCCGCATTGGCACGTGGGACCTCAGCGGCACTTACGCGACGGGCTGGAACGACACAGCGTACAATCCAGGCACGACGACGCCCCACAGACCATTCCACCGCCTCTTCGACCGCGAGTACTATGGCAATAAGAACTACATCGGCATGTTCTCAGATGATGGCACCGCCACCATCGTCCATACCCCCCAGGCACTCAGTCTTGAGGGGCAGGAGACAGTCACCGCACTGGGTGACGATGGCCGCTACCTCGTAGCCGGCGTTTCCCGCGCCATCTTAGATTCCTACAATGGCCTCAACAGCGTCCGTCTAGTCTTCTGGGATGGCAACAAGCCTTCTTGGGACTGGGAAATTGTAATCCCCAATGAGACTTCCATCCGAGGCATTAAGCGTGAGGGCGATGTACTCCACGTTATGGGTAAGCGCGGAGCCTACATGAACCGCCCCGGGTTTGTAGGAGGCTCCAACTCTTGAGAAAGTGGAGCGATGACAAGCAAGACAGCGAACAAGTTTTCGCCTGAGGTCCGAGCCCGTGC